CCAGGCTATTCTTCCATAATCCATGCAAGGCCGTCACTATCGAGTTCCTCTTCACCGAAGAGCATAGCGCAACCGGCAACAATCAGGTCTTGGTGAGTGAGACCATAGCGCCAATGGTAAAAACGAGTAAGGTCGTCAGAACGAGCGACCACCCGCGGGTGTGAAATAGCGTCCAGGATACCTTGAACACCAAGTTCAAGGAAAGCCCCTTTCGCATTCCAACCCAAACCATCTAAGCTAGGGTCCTCAATCCCTAATTGTGTGTACCGGCGGAGAAACATTCGTGAAATTGACGGTGCCGCTCTAAACTCATAAGCGTAAGAGAGGCACTTACCAGCCAAATAAGAGGTGTCGGAAACCGCCTCATTTGAACTGGCACGAACATTAAACCGAGCGTAAGCCTTTCCTAGAAAAGGTACCATTGCGTAGGAGCCAGAATCAGTCATAACAAAGTGTTTACTCAGAAAGTGACACTCTGATAAATGGCGCAGAACTTTGACTTTTGCGTCCATGTGTGCCATACGGCACACATGTTCGTACTCACGACGTATGTTCTTGACGCGTGTAGACATGGGATTGTCATAACGCATCAGCATATCATCGCCGAGAAGCAAAACATCTGCACGAGCTCCAACCCGCTGGCAGAACCGATAGTTGATAGTCGCATTCCACATGCTATTTCGGAATGTGGTTGATTGTGCACCAGTGGGCAACTGGTTGACAATTGAAGCCTTGACAGAGTGCTTAACAGAACGCACTCTGAAAGAATTGGCAACAAGCATCAACGCAGTTAACCACTGTGGAGCGCCGAAGCGCGTCAACCACAGAACCTCAAGCATATGAACGTCCTTAACTTGGGTCATGTCGTTAGAGCTGAAATCTGATTCAACATATAGAGAATCAGAAGTACCATGCCGATTAATAAAATCAACAAGGTTCTCCGTTTGTTTGCGATAGGCACCAAGGTACCTAACATTATCATCAGAATTGTCAAATTCTAATGATGCAAACATACGTTTGCAGCACTTCCACATGACTGGGCCAAGCAGGACGTTGTGCAGATCCGAAGACTGGTATATGATTCGCGGTGCCCAATTTGGGTCATGCCGCTTAAGCAATGCCTCGACCTTAACAAAGATCTGCTTGTCAGTGAAATCACGCTGGCAAGCATCAGTGATCTTTGAATAGGCTTTGACATGTCGAGCTTGTTTGGCACTATCAAATTGAGCATTCCAATCCTCAAACAAGGATCGGTCATAAACCAAGGGATCCCAAGCACGGGGAGCAATCTTATCGAGCAGAGCAGTGTTAGCACGGATAATCTCAGGGTGAACACGGGCGTCACTAAAGTGGTTACACCTCTTGTCAAAGGCAGCAATCAAATTGTGCCTCGAACCGTCGGGCACCACAGGCAAGTGTTGCCTGATCACTGGACCGAGAATATCCAATCTCAACTCGGTAATATCCTCCTTCCTAGGTGCAGAAGGGATACCAAAAGTCATCGGAACGTTAGCA